TCCAGCATCGATGAGCATTTGTTTCATGTTGGACTTGGTATTGTAGTTCCAATAGCCTCTTGACGCTCTGGCAAGTTCTATTTCCGATTGGCAGTCAGCATATTGGATAAATCCATAGCCTCCATCGATCAAAACCCTTTTGATATCTTTGAGATACTCTTCAATATGTGGTATAGTGAAGAACACAAAAGTGTCCCAGCTGAATACAAGGTTACAACTTTTAGTAGGTATTTCGTCACAGCTAGTGCGGTCTGTCAGGTAAAACCTTAAATTTTTTTGTGCCCTAGATGGAAATTTCTTCCTAATGCTTTTTTCTACCCATGGATTAACATCTAGATAATAGTTCAAACTCCATGCCGTGAACTCCCTTGAAAACATGCCGGTGCCTGGTCCAATTTCTAAACTATTGTAATGTCCACTGCTTTTGGCAAACTGATATATTTTAGTCTGTATCAATCTAAATAGCCAGGGCGTAACAACTGGTTTGATACGTTTTGCATCTATATCTTTTGTGAACCATTCTGGAGTTTTATCCAGCCTGTCAATTACGGCTTGGTTGTTTGCGTCAACAGCCAGCTCGATGTCTTTTAATATTTTTAGATTTGTTTCTATAAGCTCTTTGAGGTCAGACTCCTTTGCTTTTTCTAATTTTTCTATTAATAATTTGATTTCTTCAATACTAAGCATTGTTGAATTTTTTTTGATTTTCCTCTTGTCTAATTGTTTGATCTAATAAAAATTCTTCCCATGGCGTCCTAATGCCATAGTCGGCCGACATTTTGTACATGTGCTCCGGACACAAATTGTAAAATATTTTTGCAGGATTCTTTCCTAACTCGTAGGCTTCGGCTATTATACTTCTAATTTGTTCTTTTTCCCTTAGTCCAATATCAAACTTTGCGTCGGAATGTCTTTCATAATTCCAATCATGTGATTTAAGTTTATCAATATAAATTTCTTTCAAATCCATATTGATATTTAAAATTCAAATAGTTTATTAAATGTATTTGTGGTTTCTGTGCTCTGCACGTCCCAGCCAAGCACACCTATTAAATTATCAATCTTTTGATCTAGTATTGTGCTTTCCATGGCGTCACTGTCGAATGGAAGTTCCTTGAACCATTCGGGAATACGCATTTCGTCGACTGGATATGCAATGCTTGTATAACCCAAAGGATTATTTTTTAATTTGCAAACAATAACTTTTGCACCATCTGATATTGGCAACGAGTACTTGTCACCGTACATGTCTCTACATCTATTCCAATTCATACTTGCCCTGACATGGCCTGGCATGTTTGCTTTGCCTTTTGCCTCTTCTGCCGCTGTGTACTTGGTCATGTTATTTGCTCTCTTTGGCGATCCTTTTTCCCAGCCAGGCCTTGCTTTGAACTCGGCCCTAAATTCACTGATCTTGTCAAGTACCTCAGTCTCGCTTTTTCCCGTAAGCACCATGTATAACAGATCACTCAAAAAATCCTGAACAAAAATTGGAGTATCCGACCTCTTTAGATCCAGCCCCATGGCCTTCATCTTGCCTTCTTTTCCGGCTGTGTCGGTCCTTTGGCCTTCTTTGTCATAGTAAAGCAACGCATATCTCTTCTTGGTTATAAACAGTCCTTTCGAACCTACCAGTTCTCTGCCGGCCTTGATCACGTCGCCTCTAGTGTTTGGACAATGAAATGCCTTTGTCATGAACGCTTTGAATGATCCATTTACTTCTTCTGATATTTTATCGTACAGTGCAACAACGGAATCCTTTGTCCATTGTATGTTGCCTTGCTGTATTTCATTTTGTAAAGTCTTGAACGCTGAAAAATACACAGAGTCAGTATCTCCATACACCACACTTTCACCCTTGTGATCGTATTTGCCTGCTACTATTTCATTAACCTTACTGGCCATGTGTTTTGTAATGCACCTGCCCGTAAGCGTAACACTTTGACCTATTCTGATGTCAAAGAATCTGCATCCTGGATTTAATATGGCACCATAAAGACTGTTGAGATTAATTTTCTTTACTAGCTGTCTTTTATCCCAGTACTCTCTTTCAATTTCATTGTCACCACACTCATGCATTTTACGTTGCATCTCTTGCCGTTCAGCATACCATCTTTTAAGAAGTCCAGGAATAATCGCTTCGTATTCATATGTGAATATGGTACCGTTTGCACTCAGCATCCATTTGTTGTTTCCTTCGAAAATCACATCATACAGTTGTGCCGCACTCATTCTCACACTTGTTTTATCTTCCCAATCAACGATGATTTCGGTGCCTTTCTCCCGATTCATCACAGCTTGATACTCCCAACTTCCGAACTGGCTATCCCATGCCGCGGCAAATGATTTCTTTGCATGTCTGGCTCTGTTGATCTCAGCCGAGGTTATTACAGGACGTATCTGGCCAACAATAGTTTCAGGACCCATGTTAAGGGCTCGAATCACACTTGGATAAAGAGAATTGATGTCTATCGAACCTATCCATTCTTGCAGTCCTTTTTGTGGTGTTGCCACATAGGCACCTGCCGCCGTGACTGGTTCTGCTTCCTTGTCTCTGTACTTTCTGCCTGGAACAATCATGCCTCGTCTGTGGGCTTCGTTAACAATGGCCTGTTCTGTCACCGCAACAGCACCCATTGTGGTTTGCAACAAAACAGTGTTTTGGTGGGCTATTTCATTGGCCAACTCGATAAATTTTAGTTTCTTTTCAAGTTTTGCCAGTAAAGCACAGTCTTGCCTGTTGTATTCTATGAATAGTCCGAAGTCATTTTTATAAAGGTTGTCTAATGATCCTTCATAGACTGTTTTCTTTTCGCCCAGTTCATGTTCTCCTATGGCATCAAGTCTAAAACTGTGCCTTTCTTCATACGTGTATTTCCTGTACAATTCAAGTAAATCCAAGTGTACTCTGCCGACAAGATCAAAACTTAGTTGTTCTCTGCCATATTTTTCAAAAACTCTTTTCTTTGGTTTTTCTCCCCAGAAACACAGACGCCTAGTGTCATCCGAACTGAGAACTTTCTGTATCCTTCCCACAGTGTATGGAATATCATAACCTTCGGAGTTCCAACCTGATATGATGTCTGCGTCATCCACTAGTTGTAAAAAAGCATCAAGCAGGTCCTTTTCCTTTTCAAACAGCATGGTGTTATCGAATCTTTTAGCTAATTCTTTTGCGTCTTGCATACTGATTGTTTTCGGAGGAACCGCTAGTGTGACCAGCTGATCCGTCCAGCTCATGTAACAACTTATGGCAGTTATGGGCATGAACGGATCGTCTGTTGTTGAATACCCTCGATCTGGATCGAAGTCAACCTCGATATCAAAAAACATGGTGTTCAACTTTGGAGTCTCCTTACCCAAATAGTTTTCTTCTAAGCATCTGAACACCGGATTGATGTCTTGTTCATAAAGTTGCTTGTTGGATCTTATCCTCTGCTCCTTGATGAATTCCTTGTTTGTCTGGCACACTACCCTTTGCAATGATTCACCTGTCATTGACCTGTGTTTGCCTCTTGCGTCAGGATAGTAGAACACATATCTAGCATCATACTCAACAAACACGCGACCTTTCTTCGGGTCACGCTCTACTACGTAAATCTTGTCTTCGTCTTTCTTGTATAATGCGTCTATGTAACTCATTGTATGAATACTTTGTATAACCCTATTGTGTTCATGATCGTAAACCAACCTGTCAGTGTAGCTATCCAAACAAGTCTACGTCTGTACCCAGCTAGACACATCGTGCTTGATCCTAGCCAGTACAATGGGAACACAATACTCATTATAGGCTCTGGTGATGTAAAAGTCAACACCGCGGATCCCATGACGGTTACAATTACTGAAAACAGCTCGAGCCAAAATGCTATTGAATCTGTTTTATAACTGTTTACCCAAAATTCTTTGAGTAACTTGATCACTAAAGTTTGCCGGCCGTGTTAAGTATGCTTTCGAGAGTGTCCATCTCGTCGGCAATATTTTGGTAGTTGCCTTTGTGTGCCACTGTGATAGCTTTATTGATGAGAGCGGGTTTAAGCTCTAACTCTTCTGCTATTGCTTTAACAGTGTCCCTTAGGCCTGACCTAAGGTCATCCACTTCTCCTAGGACTTGTGAGCCCTGTGATATGATCTGGATTAGTTTCT